TACTTGGCGGCACGGTGGTGGACGGAAACCGAACCAGACTCGCATAATCGGCGGCATGAACAACCTGAGTCTCTGGGATCGTATGAAGCTCGCCGGGCGTATCCTGACCCGCAGTGATGCGGATGATATGCCCGAGGGCATCAGGCCGCCCAGCCGCGAGCCGGTGTGCGACCCGTTGAGCCTGTCCACCGTGTTTCGTGGAGTCCAGGTGCTGCAGACCGCGATAACCGGTCTGCCGATCCACGAGATGCGCGGCGGGTTGAAGCTCGACACCGTGAGCTCACTGATCCTCCAACCCGACGTGCACCGAAGCCGCCGCGACTTCCTCGCCGACATGGTGGCCAGCATGGTATTGGACGGCAACGCTTTCGTTCGACTCGTGCGATACGCCGGCGAAGTCGTGACCTGCGAGGTGCTGCCGCCCTCGCTCGTGACCGTCTCGGACGACGGCAAGGACCCAGCGGCGCCGAAGCTCCGTTACTCGTATCTCGGTGTGGACTACACGGCCGACCAGATCGTGCACTGCAAGTTTTTGAACGTGCCCGGTCGACTGCGAGGCCTCGGCCCCATCGGCGCGGCACGCGAGGAAGTCGAAAGCGCGCAGCAGGCGCGGGATTACAAGGCCCGCTTCTACACCGATTCCAGCAACCTCAAGGGCTACCTGTCCTCCGAGGACAAGGTGACGCCCGACATCGCCAGGAACGCGAAAGAGGCATGGAAGGCCACCGGAACCGCAGGCGACATCAAGGTGCTGGGCAGCAAGCTGAAATACGTGCCGCTGGACATGAAGCCGGCCGACTTGCAGTTTTTGGAAACCCAGAAGTTCGACACCACGCAGATCGCGCGACTGTTGGGCATTCCCGCGTCCATCATGCTCGCCGCAGTCGATGGCAGCAATCTCACCTATTCGAACATCGAGCAAAGCTGGATTGAGTTCGCCGACTACACGCTGGCCGCCTACGCGGGCGAGATAGAGGAACTGTTCAACAGACTGCTGCCACGAGGCCGCACCGCCGCGTTCGACTGGGATTCAAGTCGCCGCGCCGACATGAGCGACCGTTTCAACGCCTACAAGACCGCCCTCGAATCAGGATGGATGGAAATTAACGAGGTGCGCGCACGCGAGGCCCTGCCCCCGCTCATCAACGCGCCGCAACCGGAAGAGGTGAACCAGTGAACCGTCATGAAATCGGATTCAAAGGCATATGCCTACGCGCTGCTGAGGAAGGCGACGGCCGCACATTGGAAGGCATCGCCGTACCCTTCGGTAGCATCATCGACACCTGGAAGGGAGCCGAGACCTTCGACCCCGACTGCCGTTTCGACGACGTTGACAACGCCAAGCTCTGCTACCAGCACGGCGAACTCATCGGCCGCATCACGGGAGCGGAAAGTCGTAACGACGGTCTGCACATCACCGCCAGAATCTCGGACACGCAGCGAGGCCGCGACGTGGTGGCCCTCCTGCGAGACGGCGCTCTCGACTCCCTGTCTGTCGGCTTCATCCCAGTGCAGGACGAAACCGACAAGCAGGGTATAACCCACCGCAAGCGTGTCCGCCTGCTGGAAACAAGCGTGGTCAGCTGGCCCGCCTATGAGGCGGCGAAAATCACCGGCCAACGCAGCGCCGCCGAAACGAACACCCAGGAAATCGAAAAACACGATCCATCGAAGGAAAGCGAGGAAACCCGAATGGACAAGGAACTCATGGAGATGCTGGACGGCATCAAGGACGAACAGCGCAGCCTCAAGGCTGCATTGGCACACGCCGGAAGCCCGGACAAGCCGAAGCCGCTGGGCGCGGAATACCGTACCGCAGGCGACTACCTCCAGTCCCTCTACCGAGGTGAGGAAGCCGCCGTGAACCTGATGCACGAATGCCGTGACCTCATCGCCACCGGTGACACCGGCAACACCACCACCTGGATCGCGGACGACCTGCGACTAATTCAGATGCGCCGCAAGGTCACCAACCTGTTGACCCACGACACGCTGCCGGCCAAGGGCATGACCATGGAATACAACGTGGTGGCCACCGACACCACGACCACCGGCAAGCAGACTGCCGAAGGTGCCGCGCTGCCGTTCGGCAAGGTCACGTTCGGTACCAAGAGCGTCGGTATCGACACCTACGGCGGCTACACCACGCTGTCGCGTCAGGTGATCGAACGCAGCACCACGCCGATGCTGAACACGGCATTGGCCGCGCTTCGCAACAGCTACGCGAAAGCGACCGAAACCGCCGTGCGCAACTACCTGTATTCCACCATCGCCGTGCAGAGAGACGCGGAAACCGACCCCAACCGCATCGTCGCGCCCGCCGCGCTCACCGCCATGACCATCGACCAGTGGGCGGGCCTGATCATGGACGCCGCCGAACTTGCCGACGACCGTAACGTGTCCCTCACCCGATTGGGCGTTTCCAAGGACGTCATGGCCGCGCTCATCAAGCTCAAGGACACCGGAAGCCGATTCTTCGACCTGTCCGGCGACGGCTCGGACACCATCGGCGACTTCGACCTCACCGGCATCGCCGGCCGATTCCTCCGCGTCCCCGTCCAGCTCCTCCCAAGCGCCCCCACCGGCACGGCGTGCTTCATCGACCCCGAAGCGGTAACGGTCTGGGAAAGCGGCGGACCGACGCAGCTCAGCGACGGCGACCCCACCAAGCTCACCGAAAATTACAGCGTCTACGGCTACCTGGCCGTCGCCGCCACGCAGCCGTTGGGCCTTATCCCCGTCAAGTTCCCAAAAGCGTGACGCCCGTCTCGCTCGTCGCCACGCCGGCAAGCTTGATCGTTACCACGGGCGAAACCGCCAGAATCAAAGCCACAATCACGCCAGACACGGCATCACAGACAGTAACCGCCACCACTGCCGGCACCGACCTTATCGACATCGAGGTGAGCCAATGACCACCATCAGCATCACCGGGAAACAACCGGGGAAAACCGCCGTGACGATATCCAGCACCGTCAACCCAGCGGTAAAAACCGTCGTGCCGGTCACGGTGCTCTCACGTAACCTGCTCTCCTACGGTCCAGCGTCGGGCTACGGGCTGACCGCCACCATCAACGGCGACGGCTCGCTGCACATCAAGGGCACGCCGACAAGACAGTGGACTGGCCTGTCGTGGAAGTTCCCATGCCCAGTGCATGGCATCGTGACATTCGGCGGCACCACCATCAGTGGTTTGGGCGGCGTCATCAAATGCCTCGACGGTGACGGACGGCAGCTGGGCAGCCAGATCACCGTGGGCAGCAATGGCGTCGCAATCCCCGATGGCACCGTCAGCCTGCAACTCAACATCCTGGCCACCGAGACCACGCCCACCATGAAGGACGGCGACATCCGAATCCAACTCGAATCCGGGGACACCGTGCACGAGTGGATGAAACCGGACGACACAAGCCTTGAGGGGGGGGGGCTATGAGCTAGCGAACCTTGTGCCCTCGTTCACCTCCATATTGCCCAAGACCGTGGAGGGCGTCACGTTCACCAGCACGGACGGGCACACCATCCACGCGAAGGGCACGGCGACCGCGTGGGCGCACGTCGGCGTATCCGTGCGACTGGACGCGGGCACCTACATGCTCACGTGCGACAACAGCAACGGCTGGAATTACGGATGTCAGTTCCTCGGCGGCAATAACAACGCGCAGCTGGGCGGCGCGTCCGTCAAGCTCGAAGCCGACACCTATACGGTCAGCGTGTTCGTCGCCAAAGGGAAGACCGTGGACATCGACCTGACCCCGCGCATCCACCGGCTCGACTGACCCTGACCCCACACCATCCATAGCAACCATCACGAAAGGAGTCAGCCTTGGTGGACTGGCAAAAATACGAAGCGTCGGTGCGTGACGAAATCGGAGTCCCGGCCGGCGACACCAACCGAGTGCAACGCGCCATCACCAGCGCCATCAGCTATGTGGACGGCGCGATAGACGGTTACAGCGTGCCGGACCCCGTGAAAACGGATTGTGTGACCGCCTGCGCGGCCGACCTGTACAACTCACGTGACGCCCGGTTGGGCGTGATGAACGTCGGCGACGGCACGCTTGAGCCGTTCCGTGTCAGCAGCGACCCGTTGCGCAGCGTGTGGCCGAAGCTCAACGCGGCGGGCGTGCCGACAGGCGGGCTGGTGATCGCGTGAGTGACAGCCAGATAATCACCGAGCGCGAAGCGCTTATGGACATGCTTACCGACATGCTGGGCGCTCTTGTCACCGTCGTGACCATCGACGCGCAAGAGGCCCGGCCGCTGCCGGGCAAGGTGGCCGTGCTTATCGACCCGCCCGAAATCACCTATGAGGGCTGGCAGTTCGTAAGCACCGCGTGGACGGTTAACCTGATCGCGGGCACGATGGCGACACAGACCGAAAGCCTCGACTTGCTCATTCCGGTGTTGGAACGCTTACACGAACGGCGTTTGAACATGAAGACCGCTAAACCCGTCACCTACAGTCTTGCGGGCGTCGGCAATCTCGCGGCCTACGAAATCACCCTTAATCCCCTTGAAATCAACTGAAAGGAACACAATCATGGCAAAGACACGCACGCTTGGCCCGGGCAGTCTGAAAATCGGCGCGTCGGACAGCGAACAGGACTTCAGCGCGGACGTCATCAACACCGCTTTGGAACCATCCACCGACACCGAGGACGACGACAACTTCTTGGACGGGCACACCGAAGGCGGTTTGCAGACCGAGACGTGGGCGCTCACCGGCAGCATCAAAGAGGACTTCAGCATGGATGGCCTCCAGGTCTGGTGTCTGAAGCACAGCGGCGAGACGCTGCCGTTCGAATGGGTGCCGAACCTTGAGGGCACCATGAAGCTCACCGGCGACGTGACGATCGCGAGCATCCAGTTCGGCGGCGACGTCAAGACCAAGAACAGCAACGATTTCAGCTTCAACGCATCCAACGTGAAAGCAGTGGCCTACCCAAACCCAAAAGCATGACCGTTGCCCCAACATCAATCCGAATGAGGGCCGGTGCAACGGTACCAGTAAACGTGTTCCTACTGCCGGAATCGGCCGACCAGTCCGTGACCGCGACCATCCGTGACAGTGCCATCGCCGCCGCGCAGGTCACGATATGACCGGCAACATCGCAGCCGGCGGCAACGCCACCGTGCAGCTCAAGGGCGCCGGCCAACTCGCCAAAAGCCTGAAAAAGGCCGGCGCCGACATGAAGGATCTACGCGACCTCAACAAGCAGGCCGCGCAGATCGTCGCCCCCGAGGCCAAGACGCTGGCACCGAAGAAGACCGGCCGCCTGGCGAAAAGCGTGCGCGCCGGCGCGACCCAGAAAGCCGGTGTCGTGCGCGCCGGCAACAACGGCAAGGTGAAATACGCGGGCGTCATCAACTACGGGTGGCCCAAGCACAGCATCAAAGCCACCCTGTTTGCCAACAAGGCCGCGAAGAACACCGAACCGCAGTGGACGCAGGTTTACGCGGACGCGGTGCAGAAGATTATCAACCGAATCACGACAGGAGATTTATCGAAATGAGCAACGAGACCAAGACCCCGAACACCCGTATCACCTACTTGGACGGGCACACGGACGAAGTATGCGTGACCATGTGGCAGCGCTGCCAGGCTGAGACCCACGCCAAGGCGAAGGGCTGGGGCAGCGCCCTTGACGCTGTGGTGAAGCTCAACGCCTACGCCGCCTATGTGCGCTGCCGCCAGCTCGGTTCTACCACGCTGCCGTTCGAGCAGTGGGCCGACACCGTGGTTTCCGTGGTGGACATGAACAACGACGCCGACCACGCTGAAACCGCCGAGACCTACAGCGGCGACGTGCTTCAGTACACGGCCACGTCAGGTGACGACGCGCCGGATTTTTTGACCAATGGGACTCAGGCAGCTTCGGCGAACTGAGTTGCATATTAGCCGCCCGCTTCGGCGGCACGCCGTGGCAGTGGCGGCGTGAGCAGGTGCCCCAAGAAGCCGATTGGGGCACCTGTACGGCCTTGTTGCAGGCCGAAGCCGAAGAGACCGAGAACGCAAGACGCAAAGCAAGGTGAGGTGATCACATGAAGTCCGCAGTGCTGGCCATCCGCATCATCGGTGACGCCACAAGCGCCGTGGCCGCGATGGACAAGGCCGAACGCGCGTCTATGACGTTCAAAGACAAGTTGAACAAGGCTTCGGTTGCCGCCGCCGCGTCTCTCGCTGCCATCGGCGCTGGCGCTGCAACGTGCGCGAAAAGCGCCGCCGACCTACAGCAGTCGGTGGGCGGCGTCGAAACCGTGTTCGGCAACAGCTCAAGCAAGATGCTGGAATGGTCGAACAACGCGGCTCAGGCCGTGGGCCTGTCCAAGAACGAATACAACGAGTTCGCCACCTTGGTCGGCAGTCAGTTGCAGAACTTCGGTATGTCGGTGGAAGACTCGGCCACCAAGACCAACGACCTTATCGGCCTTGGCGCCGACCTGTCTTCGATGTTCGGCGGCACCACCGCCGACGCTGTTGATGCCCTGTCTTCGGCACTCAAAGGCGAAATGGACCCTATCGAGAAATACGGCATCTCGCTTAACGACGCGACCCTACAGGCACAGGCGGCGTCTATGGGCCTTGGCGACTTGTACAAGTCGGGCGACCGCAACGCGAAGATGCAAGCCACTCTAGCGGCCATCACCGCGCAGAGCGGCAAGGCCGTGGGCAACTTCGCGCGTGAGGCCGACACCGCACAGGGACAACAGCAGCGCATGACCGCTAGCTTTGAAAACGCCAAGGCCGCATTGGGCGAAGCCCTGTTGCCGGCCCTCACCGCCGCCGCTAGCAAGTTGGCAGAGTTCGCCACATGGGTCCAGGCGAACAGTTCGTGGCTCGTGCCGCTTATCGGCGTCATCGGCGCCGTCGCCGCCATCATCGTCACTTTGAACGCGGCCATGACAGCCTACAGCGTCGTCGCCGGTATCGTTGCCGTCGCGCAGGGTTCCATGAATCTCGCCTTCCTTCCGGTCATCGCCGTTATCGTGGCCGTGATCGCGGTTATCGCGTTGTTGGCGATGAATTGGGACAGTGTGAAGCAGGCCGGTGCCGCTGCCGCCCAGTGGATTAGCGACAAGTGGAACGCCTTCGTGTCATGGCTTTCCGGCATTGGCGCAAGCATTAAGCAGTGGGGTAGCGATACGTGGGACGGCATCAAGAACACCGCCAAGGGCGCAGTGGACGGCATCGCCAACTTCTTCGGCGGGCTGAAAGACAAGGTGCTGGGCGTGTTCGACAGCATAATCGGCGGCATCAAGAAGGCGTTTAACTGGGTATCCGATCTATGGGGCAAGATCACGGGCGCTAGCAGCGCGGCAAGCGGCTTGAGCGCGCAGAGCTACAGCGCGCAAGCCTACGCGCTGCCTGTTCGGCAGTATGCCATGGCGCGCAGCATAACGCCGCTGGCGGCGACCGCCTACGCGACGCCGAACCTCACCCGCGCGGTACTGGCCGCCCCGCTCAGCCGCACCGATACGTCACGGCCCACATCGCTCACCGTCAACATCAACGTGGACGCTCACGGAAATCTCGACAACGACAAGGTGGCCGGCGAAATCGTCAGCAGCCTCGACCGTTGGGCGCGCGTCAGGGGAAAGGAATTGGCACTATGAGCACCGCAACCCGCCTTCCCGAAAAATGCCGCGTGTACCTGGACAACACGCTTTTGCCCGAACGCGCGGACGGCACCGGCCTTCCCGTGCCACTCTCCCCCTTCACCATCGAGTGGGGCGTGAGCGCGCCATGGGACGCTGCCGTGCCCGCCGTGCTCAAGATCGTGTTCATCGACCCGGACGGCGATTACAGCCGTGTCTACACGACGCTCGCCGGGCACCGTATAACCATCGCGCCGGACTGGACCGAAAACGGCATCGACAACGGCCCCAACCCGGTGAGATACTGCATGTTCGACGGCATCATAACCGACGTGCAGATACTCGCCGCCGACGCCGGACATGACCGGTTGAGCATCACCGCGTCGGATCGCGTTTGTGTGCTGCGAAATGACTGCCGCAAGGGCCCCAACTGGAATCAGAACGAGGAAATGGTGCGGGGCTTCCAATGGTGGCCGAAGGGCAACATCGGCCCGCAATTCAAGGCGTGGCTGGCCAACGACGGCATTAATAACTATTGGTTCCCTTGGAGCACTTTCCTTGCCGGCATCAAGGCAGACCAGAAATCAAGTCTCCTGGACTGGTTGGAATCATTGAAGACCAGACAGATCAACGGCACATACACCCTTGAGATAAATCGTTCTGTCTTCATGTCATACAAGGGTCAGCCGTCCATGGTGCCATCGCTTGAAGCCGTGTATCTCAATTGGGACGTGGAAACCGTCCTTGCCGGCGCGAGAATCATCACCGGCGACGACGGTACCGACATCACTCGTGATCATCGTTACGCTGACGCGGAAAACGTGCTGATCGACGAAAACCCGACCCTGACGGCACCGGACAGCTACTACACTCAGCTCGAACTGCGCTACTCCCATCTCAAACTCGCTTCGTCATCGTCAGGCCAGCTCTACGAGGTCTCCCAGGACGGCAGCCTCGTCAAACAGATTGAAACAGCGACGTATGAGGGGGAGAACTGCCTGAGCGTGACAGTCAACTGGGCCGATTCCGGCGCCGCGCAGAACAACATCAACGTCCTGGACACCACGCGCGCCGAAAACTACCTGAAAACCCAGAATCAGCGCGTCCGACTCCCCCAGATCACCTTCCGTGGCGACCTGTTCTCGCAGATGTTCCTCTACTGCAACCCCCGCGTCATCACCATAATCGGATCGCGCTTCGAGCGTACCGTGCCGGCCACCCATGGCCCCTGGGCCGTCATCGGCGGCACGCTCACCTACGACGCGACCAACAAACGCAGCCGTTGGGCGCACAAGGTCAGACTCTTCCCCGCGCAGGACACCACTAGCCAGGGCAAACCGACCTGCGCGGAACTGAAAAAACTGACGGCAGCCACGTTCGGCCAATGCAACTGGAAACTCGGCGCGCTGCGCTACGTCACGAAAATCAAGGAGACCACATGACCGTAACCACCACACCCACATTCGGACTCCCCTACCCGGAAGACAACGAACCCATCGCACACCTACCCGATATCCTCCAACAGCAGGCCGAGGGCATCGAAAAAGCCCTGACACGCTTCGACTTCAACGGCACCGACGCCAACCGGTACGCCGCACGCCTCGCCGCCATCGAAAGCATCCTTGCAGGCTACAGTCCGCTGCTCGACGCGCTCGGCACCGTCCGAATCGGCAAACCGACATACGACCCGGCGAAAATCACCCTCAACGATGCCCTGCTGGTCAGATTCAACAACCTCGTCATCGCATCAATGCGATTCGCCTACAACGCCGGCGTCATCACCCAGGAAAACGCCTCATACAGCCCGTTCACCGTGCCGCAGGGCTTCGGCAAGGCCGGCTCGACCCGCAACCGAATCAGCATCACCCACAGCCTGATAGGCCCCGGCGTCGACGACGCGTGCATCTCCGGCCACACGATAACCCAATGGTCGATAACCAATTCCACCAGCGAGTTCTCGCTGATGGGCATCTGGACCACTGACGACGAATAAACCCCAGCAGAAAGGACAACCAATGGAAGACACCGAACTGGCCGCACTCATCATAGTGGTCATCTTCATCGGCATCGACTACATCACCGGCCTCATGAAGGCCGCCATACAGCACGACATCAGCAGCGAGAAAATGCGGCTCGGGCTCTGGCACAAAAGCGGCCTGATCCTCGTGATGCTGCTCGCCGAAATCGTGGAACGCGGCCAAGCCTATCTGGACCTCGGCTACAACATGCCCCTCATCGTACCCTCCGCCGTCTACATCAGCATCACCGAAATCAGCTCCATCCTGGAGAACCTCGGCGAGATCAACCCCGAAATAGCGAACAGCCCCCTGTTGCAATTGTTCCGCAGCGCCAAGAACACGAACGATAACGATGAAGACGGCAAGTCATGATCCTCGCCATCGCAATGCTGTGGATCGTCGGCGCAACGGTCGTCATGCTGTTCATACATGGCAGCGACCCTCGCCGTTGAGCACCGCCGCCGACTGGCTGCTCGCCATCGGCGAGAT